TTGCTTCTATATCCACTAGATATAAAAATAGGAACATTAAAATGCTCTCTAATAGGCTCGAATATTTTTTCAGCCAATAATTTAAAGTTTTCAATATGCTCAGGAGTAGGTATGTTGCTAACTCCATTTCTTTTTGCAGTTTCTGATCTTGTAACTTCCGCTAGATCTAAATGTTTTGATAATTTCATAATTTTATTTTTTTGTAGTTTTTTTTATTTCTTGTGTTCTTATTAAAACTTCTTTTAAGGTTGTCCAAATAGAAAACCCAAATATAGATTTAATATTTTCATCTATACTTTTTGCTTCTACAAAACATAAAGAAAGTGTTATAAATTTAGTTAATAAATAATTGTTTTGATAATGTACTTTTGTAAACTCATTTATTAAGTTATAGTCTATTATAAAAAATGTTATTACTGTTAATTGGTAAAGTAGAAATTTACTTATAATAACACTTGCTTTTCTTGAAGTAACAGATTCCCACCCTTCATTTTTAATGGCTTTTGTAATGCCTAATATAGTGTCTAAAATAATCATAGCTCCGACAGCTAATAATAATCCTGCTATAGGAGAAAAAAAAGTTATTATGGACATTATAAAAGCATTAAAATATTTTCCCATTATTTTTTATATTTAAATTATATAATTTTATTAATTAATAATTAAAAAGGAGGCTCAATTGGTTTCGGTTGGTATTCTATCTTTTCTAAATCTTTTACCCACATAAAGTCAGGGTTTACGCAATCATGCATTTCTTCAATAGATATAACCCAGTTGTCATTAATATCTTGTATTGGATTAAAAAAACTGTCTGTTTCATACCACTGTCCTACTAACAATTCTTTTTGTGTTTCTGTTAATAAATATACTATCATACGTTTCTGCTTAAAGTGGTTTCAAATGCTATAACGGCTGCTCTAAAATTAGCTTCTTCGGTGTCATTAAGTGATTCTTGAATACTAGCAAAGGCTAAATTAGCTACAGAATATTCAGCTCCAACTGTATTATTTGAGGCTAACAAATAGTAAGTTCCATTTACATTAGCTTGATTGGCTGCTGTAGATGTTATGATTGCAGTACCTGGTCTATAATATTTAAAACTTCCTGATGCGCTTTTGCTCATCGTAAAAAATCCTTTTTGCGTTCCAGCCTTAGCTCGACCAACTTGGCTAGTTCCCAAAGTAGAATAATCGACATTGGCAAATTCAGGATAAAATCTATTAAATGCCGTACCTCCACTATTAACAACTCCCATTGGCGACCCTACTGTTAATATATTTCTAATATACATTGAAACAGATTTATTTGTATTTCCTAAATGAGTTGAGTCATTCAAAAATGTATTTGCATATCCATTTACCCCATTGCTAGTTATTCCATTTGCATCATGAGTTACACCGCCATTAAATGCCAATCTATACGCAGCGTTTAAATCTCTAGGGTCTTTTAAGTTCCATTTGTGAGTGCTAGCCGTTCCTCCAACTAAAGGATAAATAGCTTTCATTTTAGTCCAAATACCTGCTGATTTTATTTGAACTACTAAAGTATTGATAGCACCTGAAATAGTAGGGTCTGTTATAGCTGCAGCAGTTAGGAATGCTTGAGCGTCGGGATCTAAAGAAACTCCAAAAAAATAAGGATTAATTATCATCTAGTACCTATTAAAGTTATTTTTAGGCCTGTAGCAGTTCCATTTCCTATTTGGTCAATATCTACAGTAATTTCAGCATCGTTAATTATTGCACTTGTAGATATTACAGCAGGAGTTACAGCGGTTACACTTGTTTTTTCTGTATTGTCTATTGTTAACTTAGTACTTAATAAAGAACTTCCGTTTTGATTTATATCTACAGTAAAAATACTTCCAGATCCCTGAGCAGTTGTAAGTGAAGCACGAACTCCTGTCAAAGTAAATGCACTTGGAGCTCTAAAAGTAACTTTTGATACTCCAGAGGTTAAAGGAGTTAATTCATCACTTGCAGCACTTTGTATTTCAATTTGACTACTTCCACCACCTGCAGTAACCCAATTTCCCTGTTGATTTAAAACTAAGCCTGCATTACCTCCACTAGAAATACCTAAACAATTTTTAATTAGGCAACATAGATTTGCACAACTACTGTATAATATATTGTATAGTTTAGTACCTGCTATGTAACCAAACATAGTTAAAATATCTGCTCTACTTAATCTGTTCATTTATTTATTTTTTAATATGTTTTATTTAATATAAATATATCACTATAAATATTATTACCTACATTATTGGAACCCCATTGTACAGTTACATCTAATGTATTGTTTATTGTAGTGTTAAATGTAGTATTATTGACCACGTTAAATGCAAAGCCTTGAGTTGATGCATTAGAAGTTTTAATATAATGAAATGAGCCAAGTGAAACTATAGATGCTACAGTTGCACCGCCTATTTGTCTAATTGTAAAATCTATGTTTAAACTCCAGACATCATTTATAATTGAGTTTGTCAAAGCCTGTACACCACTATCTAATAGTATAGTTCCATTTGTTTTTACTCTTATTCTTATAGTTTGGTTATTAGCAGCATTCATAACCCCTCCAAATACTGCTCTAAAACTATCGCCAACTTGAAATCCATTTGCAGGTACACTTAAAGTTCCTACACCTGCACCTATTAATGTTGTTTCTACTGTAGTACCTGTAATAGGTGTACTATTTGCTGTTTGAGCAAATAATCCTGGCATACCTACAGGTCCTGGAACACCTTGTATTCCCTGAATACCTTGAGGTCCTTGAGGACCAACAAATGAATATGTATTCCAATAAACTCCTAAAGTAGAAGGAGGGATTAATGCATCGTTGTTAGCTATACAAATATAATAATTGCCAAGATAGTTTACAATATCTCCTATTAAATATTGATTTGGACTTATTCTTGTTGGGTCCCATTCAAATCCTGAAAGTCCTTGAGGACCTTGCACACCCTGTATTCCCTGTAAACCCTGTATTCCTTGAATACCCTGAATCCCTTGAACACCTTGTAAACCTTGAGGTCCTTGCAAATCTCCTACATCATCCCAAGTATTAGTTATTGTATGCCATACATATAAAGAACCATCAGATTCTATAATCCAAGCTTCTCCAGGGTTTCCTGGACTTCCTCCAGGTCCTGCTAAAAATGAAGCAAGATTAGGATAAGAACCTAATACTGTTAAGGCTGCACCTACTGGACCTTGAATCCCTTGAATACCTTGGATACCTTGTAGTCCCTGTGGACCCTGGGGTCCTTGAGGTCCTGTTGAAGCACTCCAATTACCTTGTTGATTTAAATACAATGTTGCACTTCCTAAAGAACTAATTCCAAGACAGTCTTTTACCATGCAACAAAAATTAGCACAACTACTATATAGTAAGTTATATAACTTTCTTCCTGCTTTATAACCAAAAAGGTCTATAATTTTTTGTTTAGTCATTAGTTATTTATTATGCAGATAATACAAATAAATCTCCTCCTGGAGTTGCTTCACCTGTATATAGTTCTGGCATTTCAATATCTCCAAAAAATACTCCTTGTAAAATTGCTTCCGCAGATATTTCTGAAAATGTTTTATTATTTGTACTAATAGTTGTAGGAGTTCCTCCCCCAGGAATAATAATTGTATTACCTTCAAGATCTGTTGTTGTAATATCAGGAAAAGTAATTCCAGGAAAAGCTGTAACATTTAACCATAAATTAGTATTTATAGACTCTAGAACACTAAATTTATATATTTCTTCTGTAACAATCATGTCAGTAGGATTTCCACTCCAAGAAGCAGGAAAATTCCATTTAATTCTAGCTTTTTGTACCCAATCTAAAAATTTATATTTATTATTAGGCTTAACTTGAAAAGCATCTAAAATTACAGTTTGGTCTTTATCAGTAATTAATAAAGTTTTATTTTCTGCTGATAGAAAATCTATAAAATAATCAGTGGCTAATTTTATATATTTTACTCTAAATTCATTCATTTCTTTATATTTTATTTTTTATTTACTTAATTATTAATTAAAAAGTATAACTACTAGCATCAGCTACTTTTGGAATTGCAGTAACTAAAGGTGCATATATTATTGAATTAAAATTTGAATTAAGTGCTGGACTTGCACCTGTATTTAAAAAAGTACCAGAATCTATCCAAAATTGTGTACCATTAACAGATGTTCTAATACCTAATGATAAATTATTTAAATCAAAAGTACAGCCAGTAAAACTAGAAGTATTGCCATTATCTTCCCAAATATAAATTCTACTTTGAGTAGGATTTGCTAAAGCATAAATTGTATTAAATATAAAAGTACAATTTTCAAAAGTATTGTCTCCATTATTCCAACTAGTAATTACTCTATGAGCTTCTATACTTACCGCATTTAATCTAACTTTACCTGATATATTAGCAATACCTTGTGTAGCAACATTGTAATTATAGCCTTTAACTTTGCCCTTCCACATAGTAAAAGACCCTGTGGTTACACTAGCAAAAACTGAATTAGTATATTCAGATTTCTCATTTTTATTATAAATTATTACTGAAGAATTATTAGTTTGATTAAATACTACATCAAAGCCTAAAATACAAGAAGTAACAACGTCATAATAATTATAAATTATAACATTACTTTGTTCAAGATAAAAAACATTACTTGGTGCTATAGAAGGATTTGTATTTATTAAAGGAGTATTTCCTAAAGTTAAATTACTGTTTCCAGTCATTATAAATAAAGTTAATTGACTAGGATTTGTAAAATTAACAAAACTGTCTGATATATACAAACTTCCATCTCTTGTTGAAATAAAAGTTCTATTTACTGTAAATGTACTACCAGTTATAAGAATATTTCCCTTTCTTTCTGCAACTAAAAAAGCTTGTGTATTTGTAGTATTTAAATCTACAAATGTACAATTAGTCATTAATAAAGTAGCTCCTTCAGATACAGCAAATAAATTTGATGAACTAGAGTTATTTGTTATTTTAACATTTATTAAGCTAGCAAAAGCTCCTGTTGCAAATAATCCTATTATAGCAGCATTATTCTCAGAAGCCAAAGTTAAATTTCTAAAAATAATAAAGCCTATAGAAAAACTATGCACTCCTTGTCCAGCAGATCCTTTAATTGTAACATTCTCTTTAATTCCAGACAAAGATTGTATTTCTAAAAAATTTTTATCTTGCAATAATGCGCCAAATTCAGATTGAGAATTTAAAGTATATATACCATCTTCTAAATTTAAAGTAATAGTAGAATTGTTAAAATGATATTTAGATAATTCAGCTAAAGCAGTGTTAATATTATTAAAAGGGGCAGGTTGACTTGCCCCTATAGTTATAGTAGCACTTCCTTGCCAAACAGGTTGTTTTTTATTAATATCATTATATACACATTTAACTGCATTCCATATATTATTTAAAGCTACAGTTAAAGAAGATCCTGTAGCAACAACTGTTGCTGTATTATCACAGTTTCTTATATTTGCTCCTGTATAATTTATTGTATTTGTTGTAGGAGTTGCAGCACATCTAACTGTATCCCATAATTGAGATAAAAAAGTATTAAAATTAGTTCCTCTAAAAAGATAATCATTTCCATCACAATCTTGTAAATTATCTCCTGTATAAATTAAACAATTTGTAGATTGTAATCCACA